GCACCCTGATCCCCACCGACCGGTACCGGCTGAACCTCGGCGAGTTCAACGACCTCGTCTCAGTCACCACCCTGAAAACCGACGCGTCAGGGGACGGCACCTTCGAGACCACCTGGACAACCGCCGACTACCAGCTCCTCACCGCTAGCGGCACCCCCAACCTGAACGCTGGCCCCGAACCCAAGCCCTACACCCAGATCAAAGCGATCGGCACCCAAACCTTCCCCTGCGCGTGGGCATGGACCGGCCGCACCGACCGGGTCGAAATCACCGGCACCTGGGGCTGGCCCGCCGTCCCCGTCGGCGTCCGCGAAGCCTGCAAGCTCCTCGCCGTCGAAAGCGGCAAGCTCCTCCGCGAAGCTCCGTTCGGCGTTGCAGGATTCGGGGAATTCGGGGTCGTCAGAGTCCGCGACAACCGCAAGGCGATGGCCTACCTCGCCCCCTACCGCCGCGGCATGGCCGCCGTCCCGGTGGCATAGATGGCCGCCCCTACCATCCGCCAGATCCTCACCGCCATCGAAACACAGCTGCTGACCATCCCCGGACTCCGAGTCGCCGACTACGCACCCGGCCAGATCCAACCACCCCAGGCACTCGTCCTCACCCCACCCATCCCCCAATACCTCGTCGGCTACGGCGACCGCAGACCCATCCTCGAAGTCCCCGTCACCGTCCTCGTCTCCGACGCGCTCGACCGGGTCGGCCAGCTCGCCCTCGCCGACTACGCCGACCCAGACTCGCCCACCTCCATCCCCAAGACGATCGCCGCCAACCCCACCCTCGCCGGGGTCGTCGGCCAATGCCAAGTCACCTCGTTCGAACCGCTCGGCGCCGAAGACGTCGGCGCGCTCGGCTACTACGGGGGAAAGTTCACCCTGCGCATTACTACGTGATTGTCCATCTCCTTCGAGTAGGAGGCGATCGTGCCACCCACCGCAATAACCCCATCCGTCCGGTTCTTTCGGCCGGGCACCACCAAGGTGTACTGGGTCACCACCATCGTCACCTACACCGCCCCCACCCGCACCGAGATCAACGCCGGCAAAGACCTGAGCGGCGAGATCGCCGAGATAAGCGGATTCTCCGTCGCCAGCGACACCATCCCCACCCCCGACCTCGGCACCAGGTTCGTGCCCAAGATCGCCGGGCGCATCAACGCCGACGATTCGTCCCTTAACTTCTACGCGACCTCAACGGGCTTTACGGACGCAAGGTCAGTGCTCCCCCGTGATACAACGGGCTTTCTCATCATAATGGACGGAGGCGACGTTGCGACCACAGGCCGCATGGACTGCTATCCAGCCACAGTGACCAGTGTCCCAAAGCTGCGCGCTCTAGAAGATCCCGCCCAAGTCCAGGTGACTTTCGCAATCACCCGGGTGCCTGCGGAGGATTTGGTCATCCCCGTCTGATTCTCCTCTGACCTGGTAAAATGGGGATGCAAGTGGCCCGGCGTGCGCAAACACCCGGGCCGTGGCCGACACGACAGGAGCGTGCCGACGTGGTACAGGCTATCTGCTCAATCCCCGAATGCGGCAAGCCGGTTCGCCTGAAGTCTTGGGGTTATTGCAGCCAACATGAGAGTGCTGCGCGGCGTCATGGTGATCCGCTGGTCAAGAAAACGCGGTGGTCTGCCGAACCTTCCATTGGGATCCGGACTTGCGTCACGTGCAAGCGAGTCCTGCCGCTTGATAGCGATCACTTCTTTCAGCGCAAGTCGGGCCGGGGTGGTTATCGCAGAGATTGCAAGTACGGTCGCGCGACGTATGACAAGGCCTGCTATCAGTCCAAGGGCGAGCAGATCCGCGCCTATCAGGCGATCTACCGGGCAGATCCCGAACATCGCCGAATCGACCGCGAGCGGACTGCGCAGTGGCGTGCGGAGCATCCAGAATGGGCTCGCGCAACGGTGGCTGCTTATGCCGCCCAGCCTGAGAATCGGGCATTACAGCGCGAACGCTCGCGTGCGTGGCGGATCGCCAATCCAGAGCGTAAGAACGAGCACGAGAATCGCCGACGGGCGCTCAAGCGATCTGGCGTCGCCACGCGCATCCCGGTGGAACTACTGGCTGCGAAGCTTGCCTACTGGGGCGGCCGCTGCTGGATCAACGGACCCGGATGCACTGTCGAGCCAGAGCAGTGGGACCATGTGAAGCCGCTCAGCAAGGGTGGCGCGCATCTGCTGGCGAATCTCCGGCCAGCCTGCGCGAACTGCAACTTCCGCAAGAAGGCCCGCTGGCCTTACTCGGTCGTCTTGGCGTGGCGGGTGTCGGCATGAGGATCGACTGGACCGATGACCGCTATGTCGATGAGGAGCACCGGGCCGCTTTCGAGGCTGGCACCCTTGACGTTGGCCAACTATTCGGTGATCACAACGGGAAGGTGGTCGCGGTCGGCGACCAGGTCGCGTGGATCGACGAGGGCCTCGCCGAGCTGGTGTATCTCATTTGGCGGGCTGGCGTGCAGACCGACGAGAGCTGTCAGGACATGCTGGATGACGGCACAGTGGCCCTGCTCGGCTTCCCGGATGCTGACGATCTGCGATCGTTCCTGCGGCTGGCGGTGCCCTACGACGAGGCGCCGGGTGGCCTTTATGACAGGGTTTCGGGTTGCAACCTCGCGCCGGACGCTGAAGGCTGCTGGGAGTATTCCTGCTTCCCGAAGCATCTGCGCTGGTACGACCTAGACGAGGGTGTCGGCTACCGGCTACCAATGGCGGTGATCTTCCCGACCTCGGACATCCCGGCGCTGGTTGAGAACTTGCGCGCCAGGCTTTAGACAGGAGACCTGATGGGTGATCTGACGGTCACGATCCTCGATTCGGCGGATCTCAAGGCGCTCAACAGGGCCTTCAAGAACGTCGCTGACGGTAAGGAGCTCCGTAAGGAGCTGACCTCGGGTCTGCGGAACGTTCTGAAGCCGATGGTCCCTGAGGTGCGTGCGGCGTTCAAGGCGTCTCCGTCGAGGGGGCATGGGGGGATGAGTCGTGCCCAGGCGAATCGTCCCGACCTTCGGGCGCTGCTGGCGAAGGCGACCCGGGTTGAGGTGAAGCTGACTGGTCGAGCGGCAGGTGCCCGCATCCGGGTGGACGGGAGGCGACTTCCTTCTGGGATGCGTGGCCTTCCGAAGGCGTGGGAGGCTGAGGGTGGTGCGCGGTGGCGTCACCCGACGTGGGGGAACCGGCAGCGGTGGGTGCAGCAGCGCCCGCGGCCGCTGTTCTACCGAATCGTGGCGCCGAAGGCGGAGGGCGCGGCCCGTCAGGTCGAGGAGATCGCCAACCGGATCGTTAGGAAGCTGGAGCGAGCATGAGCGAGAACGGGCAAATCACCACGGAGGTGGCCAAGCAGGTCATCGAGGCGGTCGCCGCTCAGGGAGTCGGGAAGGCGCCGGACCGGCGGCCGTGGCTGCATCCGGACGCGATGATGCCGCTGGACTACATCCGCGGTAAGAAGATGCTGGCGGCGCAGCTGAAGGAACGGTCCCACGACTCCTGCTATGACTTCCTCGGCACCGAGGACATGTATCCGTTCCTGATCTGGGCGATCAAGTCGCGGGATAACCCGGCGTTCACCTGGGACGATGCGCTGCGGACGCCGTTCTACGAGTTCAAGCAGGGCGCTAATGAGCGCCCTCAGATCCTGCCGCTCAAGCAGAGTGGCAGAAGCGGGTCCACGCCGAGCGGGAGCGGCTCCACCAGGCGGCGGCCGCGGCCCGTGCCCGTGCCCAGTTCTGCCAGTGGTTCGGGCTCACCAGAGCCGAGTACGACGAGTTGACGTTCAAGGAGATCAGGGCGTGGACGTCGTGGATGGCCCGGCAGGTCGGGGAGCGTCCGGACCATTCGCCATCAGCTTGGGAGGACTAGGTGCTGCGAGCCCCTTTCAGGCGGCTGAGTCGGTAGAGCCAGCGGCCGAGCGCGCCTTGCTTGGCGTAGGTCCGCCACCCGATCGCCTCGGCCGCCCAAGAGTAGCCGTCACACTGGGCGCAGAATCCGAGATGTGCGTGGGCGACTTCGTCGTGACCGCCACGGTCGGGCTGTTCTTGTGTCATCAGCGATCTCCCGATGTCATGAGCCGAGTGTGAAGCCGACGTTCCAGCCGGCCGCCTGGAGTTCCGCGTAGCTGTAGTCGAGCTCGCCGCGGTGACCGACGGTGATCTTGTAGAACTTGGCCACCGGCAGGTTCTGCACGGTGAACGGGAAACGGCAGCCATCGTTGGTGATCTCACCGAGATCCAGTTCGCCGGTGCCGATGGCCGTGCCGTCCTCATCGCTGACTTGGACCTGAAGGCCAGCTCCGATGTCGTTGTAGCCGCCGATGCCCGCGCAGCCGAGAGATCCGAGATCGGTGAAGTCACCATCGACCGGGGTGGCGTCGGGGGTTCCAGGATCGACGACATCCTGGGTTCCGATGAGCGTGAACGTGCCGGTGATCGTGGGCTTGGAGACGGCGGCCGCTGTTGCGGTTGGGGTGTTGGTTCCGCAGGCTGCGAGACCGATGGCGGTGGCGATGATCGCGCCGATGATGAGCGGGCGCTTGACGTTCTTCATGAACCTCATGATCCGTTCTCCTTGCGCTTCTGCTCGGCGATCCACTGGTCGAGTTCGTCTTTGTCGTAGCGGAGGTGCTTGCCGAGCTTGGCAGCTGGCGGGCCAGTGCCTTGTGCGCGCCACCATCGGAGCGTCGCGACAGGGACATTCAGGTACATGGCGGTTTCCTTGACGGTGAACATCTCTGGCATGGGCATCTCCTAGCCGACCTTGTGGAACGTGGTGCCGCTGATCTCGATGTAGCGGTCGCTGCTGCGGACCCGCAGGTACATCGTTCCGCTTGTCTTGACGTCGTTGGCGAGGATGTTGTTGCCGTCGGGGTCGGCGAGGCGTGCCCAGTAGCCCATGCCGCTGGTGACGGTGGCCTTGTAGAGGCCGGGTTTGATGTCGGTGCCGACCTTGTAGGTGCCCTCGCCGAAGGTGGCAGCTGGGGCGGGCTTCGGTTTGGTGGCCACCGGCATGGTGGCCGGGGAAGCGGTTGTGCTTGCTGGCGTGGCAACCGTTGTGTCGGCTGCCTGCGTGTTGGGCGATGAACTGCTGACAGCGACGGCGACCAGCACGATGATGCCGACAATGAACAGCGCGATCCCGGCGGCGACGCCGACGGCGATCTTGGCGACGAGGTGCTGCCGCTTGGGCGGCGGCGAGGTAGGCGGACCCCAGCCGGGAGCCTGCGG